CCCGGAGTGATCCGGGCCGCTGCGACGAGCAGGTCTTCGTGACCTGTCGCACAGCTATGGTTCTTAATTGAACTGTAGCGCGATGTTTGCGGCTAAGCGGCGATGGGGAGAATTAGCGCGTGAAGAAAAGCGCATAATGGGTGAATCTTAAGCCCTCTAAGGATCCCTAGAGTCGTAGATCCGTGAACTAGCCGGCAGGTCGCCAGACCCCCATGGTGGGTCAGTGAGTACGAAATAGACCCAGTCTAGGTATGGATAACCCGGTGGCAACGCCGGGGGTTAAACCTAACCTTATGTAGGCCGTACGTAAGGGGACTAGGGACTCTCCGAACTCCGTGAGGACAAAGAGAGCCTTGCTCTTGTACCAGAAATGGGTAACGTATCTCAACCTGGAACTCGGTATCAGGGTTTAAGCCTGAGCGAGAGGGAAGAGGAGCTGGCAAAGCCAGTTTAGCCAAACCTGCGAGAGCAGTTAGGGAGGTGCGTAGGACCGGGTGGAACCCGGGGACAGAGCACGTGGTAACACGAACCTATGGAGCTGTAAAAGCTAACTCACTGATTCCGTCGTCCCTTCGGAGCGATAGAGTCCAGGCTAGGTTGCCGCACACGAGAGTGAGTGGTGAGACTGGAAGCAGGTTGATATAAAGGGTTTAATCCTGAGTATCGATCTGTGGAATGGAAAACCGAGGGTAACCTCGGGGGACCTACGCATACTTGACGCTGCCTAAGGCAACGACAATCTTCAACCCGAAGAGAGCATACCAATGCGACCTGCGGCCTACCCCTCTTCGGAGGGACTAGGGAACCGAAGGGTAAGCGGGCTTTATCAGACCGAAACAACCACTCATGCAGTTGTTATACTAATGAACATCAGATCTCTCTACAGAGCGCTGGTGCCAAAAGCACTTACTTGGTCCTTCTGTGTAAAAGCAGAGGCAAAACTAGCGGGCCTACTCTTACGAGTAGTACCACTAGTCTTTGGGCATCTAACACTTTCTTCTGTGAAGGTAACCTGGGGTTTTGCGAAAAATGTAGCAAAAATGTATCGAGAGATGGGTTCCAAGGGGACTGCCATCTATCTGAAAACCTGTTACGTGCTTATCCAGCACGCTGCGGGCGGGATGACGGACGCAAGCCCTTGGGCCTTAGGCGCGAACGTCTCAAGGACACGTCGAGGTATCCCACGTATTGTTAACCCGCAACAACGTAGCCTTCTGATGAAGGGCGATGTTGCATCTGTCCGATTTTGGCTATCCTTGACCTCTTTGTACCGAGTACTGGAGTTCAAGGGGACGCTAAAACTGGCAACGATCACAGAGCCGGGGATTGATATCTCCGGTTTTCTGACGGGTTGGCGGAAGTGGGTACCTGTTTTCTATGACAAGATCCGGGTTATTACCGGTGAAGCATGGAGGATGGATCCGACTTTTGACCTTACTCCCTATTCTATTCCATTCATACGGAAAGCCTCCCCTAATTCCGGGGGGTGGGCGTCAGTAATGGCGCTGCCGTGGGATGTCTGCCTTTACGGCTCGCATCCGAGAATGAGAGCTGCGTTATTGCAGTGGCTTAAACTTACGGATGGTTTAGAAATGGCCTGGGGTCTCAGGTCTATTTGGAAGCTAGTTGCCCGTCGGGCGACACCACACATCGCGAGCTTCTTCGCCTTGAAGAAGTTCTCCGAGGAGTGGGCTGAAAAGTGGGTACGAGATTACCGAGGGCAGGGGCCAGAAGTTCTCCCATTGTGGTTTAGGATGAGGGGGGACCCTCTAGCCTGGCTTAACATCCATGCTAATCACGATGAGGCTCAATGCCTCGCGTGGTATCTTGAGTTCCACTGGGGAAAACCGCTCTGGTTCGGGAGACTTGGTTTCAAGGAGGAACCCGGCAAGATTCGAGTGTTCGCCATGGTGAGTATTCTCACTCAGACACTTATGTACCCCTTACATAAGTGGATCTTTGACAGATTACGCCATGTCCCAACCGATGGGACCTTTAATCAGACTGCTCCGATAGAGCGGTTAATTAAGGGTTTCCAGGAGGAGGAACACTGGGTAGCGTCATATGATCTATCAGCGGCAACAGATCGCTTACCACTTGCTCTGCAGGTGGAGCTTCTGCGGCCCATTCTGGGTGAGAGGCTGTCTCAGCTATGGGCCTATTTACTAGTTGGGCAACCTTATGGGCTCCCTCGTTCCTCGGGGTCTTGGAACTTGGGGTTTGACCGCGTATTTTACGCGGTTGGACAGCCTATGGGCGCGCTCTCTAGTTGGGCCATGTTAGCTTTGACGCACCATGCACTCGTGCAATATGCTGCGTTTCGAGTTAACCCAGTACCAGGATGGTTCCTGCTGTATGCAGTACTCGGTGACGATGTGGTCATCGCTGACCGTGTTGTGGCGCAAGAGTACCTCCGTATCATGAAAGACATAGGAGTAGAAATTGGGCTCGCGAAGAGCCTGGTCTCGAAAGACGGGTCCTTGGAGTTCGCTAAGCGAACTTGGATACGAGGGCGGGACGCTACACCAGTTTCACTGGCAGAAATGCTAGTAGCACTTCGGTCCCTAGGGGCCTTAGGGGAACTGGTCGCGAAGAATATGAAGTTCGGGGTGATCCGGATTTCTTCCGTAGCACGCTTTTGCGGTCACGGCTTCCGAAATCTGGCGCGACTTCCAGTCGCGTTAGGTCTAGGGAATCGTCTATCAGGTTTAATCGCCTACCTTTGCCGACCTGGCGGGATATTCCCCATGCCTTTTGAGGCGTGGCTACTTAACGTAGCGCCGGCGACGCAGGAGGGTCAGCTGGTAGATCCGAATCGTTGGACTATCGCGCGATCACTGTGGTCGCGGACCCTCCGAGAGCTTCTAAATCGAACGAGTAAGTTCGGGGGCCTGCTGTACTACTTAAGTGTGCCTACCTTTGTGGATCTGAAGGTCAGAGTAAAATCTGAAGATAAGGACGCAAAGAATAAAGCAACCGCTAAGAGTGCTAACGCCTGGGTTGAGAAAGATTTCTTCTCAGGTGCCACGAAGGAGTTCTTTGGTATGGGCACTGAAGCCACTACCTGGAACGAGTTCTTCGTGGAGTGGGTCGCCCGTCCATACTCTAATAGACTCAGAAAGTCTTTCGAGGAGATCGATGATCGCCTGAGAGTACTGGATCCCAGCATACTTCCCGCTTGGTCTACGTTATACGAGCTCTTCACGGAACTTGGAACCTCTGAGGAAGGAGTTAATCTCCTTCCCCAGAAGGTGGAGTATGCTTATCGTCTTAATGACGAAAAGGCTCCATCTGCGAAGCTAATAACTTTGTGGCGACAACTACGGAAGATCGCTCGTCGAGAGCGTATTTCGAGTGTCAGCATAAGAGAAGGTTACGAAGCCGCGCCGGTGGCGCGGCGACGTCGACGTGGAGGGTAGTAATCACACCCGAAGCGTTAGGGAGCACCCAAAGTTATCAAACCGTTCAGCCGGTGGGCTGAGTCGGGGAGACAAAAATGTAGTGCGCGGCTAAGCGCAATCAGGC